TGGATGCGCGAAGCATTCCAGTTCAACACTGTCACTCAGCAGCAGATCTACACCCCCACCGAAGTCGGTGTGGGGGCTACTTTTGGAAACTGGAAACGTGATAGTTTCCGGGCTTCATCGGTTGGCCAGCAGTACAAAGACGAACAGCTGATCAACTACATGGAGTGGACGACTTTCAGAAACTTGTACATCTACGCGAACATGCGTTTCACGTATGCACGCCCTGTCGTCGTTACCGTCGATCCAGACAAGAATCTAGGCTTTGGCTCAGTCCCTGACCAGCCCTACGTGATCGTGGGTGAGTACTACCGGGCACCCACCACGTTTGCAACAAACACAGACGCGCCGCCCTCTGTGTTCCCTGACCGCTTTCACATGATGATCGTCTATCGGGCCATGATGTTTTACGGTGGCTACGAAGCAGCACCCGAGGTCTATTCGCGCGGTGAGTTTGAATTCAAGCGGCTCATGAATCGCGTGGACATTGACCAACTCCCGACCCTGGTAAGCGGCCCGCCTTTGGCTTAAGGAGGCGCGATGCCACTCAAGACCCCTCCCGTCCAGTACGACCTGATCCGCCTGAGCGGCGGCCTGGACCAAGTCACCCCCACCCTCTCTTTGCCGCCAGGCTTTGCCCGCAAGGCTGCCAACTTTGAAGCCTCCGTCACCGGGGGCTATACCCGCATTGCTGGGTACGAGCGCTACGACGGCCGGCCCAGCCCTTCTGCTGCGCTTTACCTCATCTTGATCTGCGCATTGACAGGTACTGTCAACGTGGGCGATACCGTCATTGGCCAGTCTTCTGCTGCTACGGGCAAAGTCATTGCGCGCAACGGTGACCAAGTTGTCCTAACCCGCCAAACCGGGGTATTCGTAGCGACCGAAGGCATTCGAGTTGGCGCGACAGCAGTCGGCACGATCACAGCAATCCAAGGTGTTGACCCTGACGGCTACGAGGACGCGGTTTACCGCAACCTGGCGGCCGACGATTACCGGGCCGACATCACTGTCGTGCCGGGCTCTGGCAGCGTCTTGGGCGTCGCGATCTTGGCCGGCACGGTGTACGCCTGGCGCAACAACGCCGGCGGTACGGCTGCCGTCATGCACAGAGCCACGTCGTCCGGCTGGACCGCTGTCAGCCTTGGCAGCTACGTTGGCTTCAACACGGGTGGCGTGGAGATCCTGGTGGGCTCTACCATTACGGGCCAGACCAGCGGAGCCACGGCCGTGGTCGTCAAAGTCGTCCTGGAATCAGGTGCCTGGTCCACAGGCGATGCAGCGGGCCAGATCATCACCGGCGCGACCACCGGCACGTTCCAGGTGGGCGAAAACATCAAGGTCGGGTCGGCGACGCACGCTCACGCAACCACGGTCAACACCGCAAACGCGTTGCCGCCAGGTGGCCGATACGAGACAACAACCGCCAACTTCGGCGGCGGCGGGGCCAACAACAAACTGTACGGCGTCAACGGCGTTGGCCGCGCCTTTGAGTTTGACGGCACTATCTTCGTAACCATCCGCACCACCATGCCGACGGATACGCCAACGCACCTGGCCGTCCACAAACAGCATTTGTTTTTGAGCTTCGGTGCCTCGTTGCAGTTCTCTTCTATCGGCGACCCCTACAAATGGGACCCGGTGCTGGGCGCTGGCGAGATCGCCATGAACGGCGTCATCAGCAATTTGATCCCCTTGCCTGGTGACCAATCGAGCGGAGCTTTGGGCGTGTACACCCGTCACGACACCTCCGTCCTGTACGGCACAAGCTCAGCCGACTTTGCGTTGTCCACGTTCAACACGGGAACCGGCGCGATGCCGTACACCGCGCAGAACATGGACCAGTCCTATGTGCTGGACGATCGAGGCATCATCACCCTGGGCACTTCGCTGAACTTCGGTAACTTCACGCCAGCAACGCTCACCATGACGCTGCGGCCGTTCTTGGTAAACCGGGTCACCCTGGCCACAGCCAGCACTTTGAACCGTGAAAAAGGACAGTACCGCGTGTTCTTCAGCGATGGCACTGCGCTCTACATGACCATCGTCAACGGCAAGCTGCTGGGCACCATGCCGGTGGAATTGCTGGACCCTGTGCTTTGCGCAGTTGAAGGCGAGTCAAGCACCGGCGCGGCCGTTCAGTTTTTTGGATCTAACAATGGCAGGGTCTACCAGCTTGATGCGGGCACCAGTTTTGACGGCGATCCGATCGCAGCCAACTTCAACTTGGTCTACAACAGCACCAAGTCGCCGCGCGTGCTTAAACGCTACCGCCACGCCAGCGTGGAGATGACTGGCGACTTCTACGCCGAAATCCAATTTGGCTACGACCTGGGTTACCGCACGCAGTATCTAACCCAGCCTCTTGACGAAACCTATGCTGCGGACCTTCGGTCAACGTATTGGGACGACATGATCTGGGATAACTTTGTTTGGGACGGATCTGACGTAACCCCTTCAGAGATTGGCATCACCGGAACTGCTGAAAACATGTCAATCCGCATCTCGTCATTTTCTGACCTCCTTCAACCCTTTACGGTGAACAGCGTCATTGTTCACTACACCTTGCGCCGAGGACTTCGATGAGCAACAGCTACTACAACCACACCACCTACCCAACACCCAACTCGCCCGGCTCTTCAGCCGCGATGCGGGCTGAGCTGACGTCGGTCACCGAAGGCTTTGACTTGCTGCCCACTCTCACGGGCAACGGGTACAAAGTTGCCATGGTCAACTCGGCCGGCACGGCGCTGATCGCGTCGGCCGCGCTTCAATCGCTGGCCCTTACCAGCAGCACCATCGACAGCACTCCCATTGGCGCAACCACTCGCGCAGCGGGCAGCTTCACGAACCTGTCGGTCAACGGCTCGGCGGGCTTGGGCACTGCGGTAACCATCGGCGGCGGTACGATCAACGCCACCCCGATTGGCGGCACGACGGCCTCGAGCGGCGCGTTCACGACTGTGTCGGCCAGCTCCGGCTTCACTGGCAACCTGACCGGCAACACCGCTGGCACGCACACCGGCGCGGTAATCGGCAACGTGACGGGCAACGTGACGGGCAACGTGACGGCGAGTAGCGGCTCCAGCTCGTTCAACGACGTGACGATCAACGGCTCGCTGGATATGAATTCGGCCACCGGCAGCACCATCACCGGTCTGAGCACGCCAACAAATCCTACCGACGCGGCCAACAAAGGCTACGTCGACACGCAAGACGCACTTAAGCTGAACCTGACCGGTGGCACGATGTCTGGCGCGATCGCCATGGGCACAAACAAGATCACTGGAGTTGGCACTCCGACCGCCGACGCGGACGCAGCCACCAAGGCCTACGTCGACTCCGTGGCCCAAGGCCTGGACGTCAAGGGCAGCGTGCGCGCGGCCACCACGGCCAACATCAGCCTGAGCGGCACGCAGACGATCGACGGCGTGGCTGTCATTGCCGGCGACCGAGTGTTGGTTAAAGACCAGTCCACGGCTTCTGCCAACGGCGTGTATGTGGTCGCCGCCGGATCTTGGGCTCGATCTACCGACATGGACGTGTGGGCCGAGTTCCCAGGCGCGTTCGTCTTTGTGGAAGAAGGCACTACCAACGACAACAGCGGGTGGGTCTGCACGGTCTCCGGGGGCGGCACTCTGGGTGTGACTGCAATCACATTTGAGCAGTTCTCCGGCGCAGGCCAGATCACGGCTGGCGCGGGTATGACGAAGACGGGCAACACCCTCAACGTCGGCACCGCCTCCAGCTCGCGCATCGTCGTCAACACTGACAACCTTGACCTGGCCACCACAGGCGTGACGGCCGACACCTACGCTGGTCTGGCCATCGACATCTACGGCCGAGTGACCAGCGCAAGCGCGCTGACCACGCTGGCGGGCTACGGCATCACCAACGCCTACACCAAGACCGAGACCGACAGTCTGCTTGGCGGCAAGCTGTCGCTGACTGGCGGCACGATGTCTGGCGCGCTCGCGATGGGTGCCAACAAGATCACGGGTCTTGCCGACCCCACCAACGCGCAGGATGGGGCCACCAAGGCCTACACCGACTCGATCCTGGGCTCTGCCACCAGCGCAGCAGCGTCGGCCTCTGCGGCGGCGACAAGCGCCACCAACGCGGCCAACAGCGCCACGGCCGCCTCCGGCTCGGCCACGAGCGCCAGCGCCAGCGCCACGGCGGCTGCCGCCAGCTTCGACAGTTTCGACGACCGCTACCTGGGTGCCAAGACCAGCGACCCGACCGTTGACAACGACGGCAATGCGTTGATCACTGGCGCGCTGTATTTCAACAGCGCCGTAGGCGAGATGCGAGTTTGGAGTGGTAGCGCTTGGACGGCTGCGTACCTGCCCGCCAGCGGATACGTCACGCTTACCGGCACTGAGACATTGACCAACAAGACTATCAGTGTTGATAACAATACTCTTTCTGGTATTGCTGCTAGTAGCTTTGTTTTGTCGAACGCTAGTGGAAACATTGATGGTGCTGCTGCTCAGAAAGCAATTCCTACTGGTGTTGTTGTCGGTACTACTGACACACAAACCTTAACGAACAAGACTCTTACATCACCTGTTGTTAACACACCTACAGGAATTGTCAAAGGTGACGTTGGTCTTGGTAACGTAGATAATACATCTGATGCTACTAAGAATGCTGCAACAGCTACACTGACAAACAAGACGATCAACGGCAGCAACAACACGATCACCAACGTCAGCTTGACCGCTGGTGTTACAGGCACTCTCCCCGTAGCCAACGGCGGCACAGGCAACACTACTGCTCAAGCTGAGATGAACCGGGTTGCGGCGGCGGTTACGTCAGGTCAATATTTGCGGGGCAACGGCACAAACGTCGTCATGTCCACCATTCAAGCTGCCGATGTTCCTACGCTAAACCAGAACACCACGGGCACCGCCGCGAACGTCACTGGCACGGTTGCTGTTGCCAATGGCGGCACGGGCGCGACGACAGCACCAGCAGCTCGCACCAACCTCGGTGCAACAACAGTCGGTTCAAACCTGTTCACGCTTGCAAACGTCGCTGCAATTAGCTTTCCCCGTATCAACGCTGACAACACGGTTTCAACGCTTGATGCAGCAACCTTCCGCACGGCAATCGGTGCGGGCACTTCGAGCACCACGGGCACCGTGACTTCCGTCGGCGGTACAGGCACTGTGAGCGGCCTGAGCCTCTCCGGCACGGTGACGACCTCCGGCAACCTGACTCTTGGCGGCACGCTGTCCCTGACATCTGGCCAGGTGACGACTGCGCTGGGCTTCACGCCTTACAACGCGACCAACCCTTCTGGGTATACCTCAAACACGGGCACCGTTACCTCGGTTGAGGGTACAGGAACAGTCAGTGGCTTGACGCTCACCGGCTCAGTGACCACATCGGGCAACCTAACCCTGGGCGGCACGCTTGCCGTCGCAGCGTCAAACTTTGCATCCCAGACAGCCAACACTGTGCTGGTGGCTCCTAACGGAACTGCTGGAGTTCCGACATTCCGTGCACTGGTGGCTGCTGACGTTCCAACGCTGAATCAGAACACGACCGGTACGGCATCGAACGTCACAGGCACAGTCGCTATAGCCAACGGTGGCACTGGCGCGACGACAGCCGCAGG